ACCCTCGTAGACGGAGGCAACTTCTAAAATGGCTAACACCCTAAGAATTAAGAGATCAACTGGGTCGTCAGCCCCTACTACCTTAGAAAATAGCGAATTAGCGTTTGCTGAAGGTAATGAAGTTGGATACATAGGTGTCGGGACTGGTGGTGCGGGAGGTTCCGCAACGACCATTAATAAAGCTTTTGGAAAAGGAGCTTTCTGGGATAAAGATACAGTTAGAACAACTAATCATGTTCTAGCTGGTGCTGCCTCTGGAAGTTCAGCAGCTCCCACATTTAGAGCTTTAGTTGCTGCTGATATTCCCTCAATAGCACATACAAAAATATCTGATTTTGATACAGGAGTACAAACAAATAGACTTGATCAGCTAGCTGCACCAACGGCTTCCGTAAGTTTAAATAGTCAAACAATTACAAACCTTTCTGATCCTGTTAATACACAGGACGCAGCAACTAAAGGTTTTGTTGAAGCAACTTCTCAAGGTCTTGATGTTAAAGATTCCTGTAAGGCTGCAACAACAGGGAATATTACAATTTCCACAGCGTTGAATAACGGAGATACTCTTGACGGTATTTCTCTTGCTACAAATGATCGTGTTCTTGTAAAAGATCAGTCAACTGCTAGTCAAAACGGTATTTATATTGTTGGTTCGTCTCCTGCTAGATCTGCTGATTTAGCTGCTGGTGCTGATGCCGCTGGTTTCTTCACTTTTGTTGAGCAAGGCACAGTTAACGCTGATAACGGTTTTGTTTGTACTTCTGACAAGGGATCAGCCGTCGTTGGAACGAATAACTTAACGATTGCTCAGTTCTCTGGTGCTGGACAAATAACAGCAGGAGATGGACTTGATAAGTCTGGTAATACTCTTTCTGTTGATTTAAAAGCCAATGGTGGTCTTGTAATTGAGTCAACTGAGATTGCAGTAAAACTTGACGCAAGTTCAATCACTGGAACATTAGCAATAGGAGATGGGGGCACTGGTGCTACTTCAGCTAGTGCAGCAAGAACTGGCTTAGGTCTTGCAATTGGTTCTGATGTTCAAGCTTATGATGCTGATTTAGATGCTTTATCAAGTTGTCAGTCAGGTGGTGCTGCTGCTTTAGCTGCTCTTACTTCTACTGAAATAGCAATCCTTGATGGCGCAACCGTAACGACTGCGGAGCTGAATACATGTTGCGATGGTGGAACTTCTGCTACTTCAACAACACTTGCTGCTGCTGATCGTTTAGTTGTAAATGACGCAGGAACAATGGTTCAGGTTGCTTTATCTGATCTTGTTACTTTCCTAGAGAATGGATCAGTTTCAGGTTTTGATATCGACGGAGGAACCTACTAAAATTAATTCTTAGGAGGTAGGTTCAATGGCTAACACTGTAAAACTAAAACGAGGTAGCGGAAGCGATCCAGGGTCTAGTGATCTAGTCGTCGGTGAAATAGCCATACGGACTGATGAAGGTAAGTTATTTACGAAGAAAGATGATGGATCGGTTGCAGAAATCAGTGGTGGTGGTGGTGGAGAGAATGGATTAATACAGATGGCTCAAACTGTTACTGAGTCAGTTACTTTAACCACTAACTACAACGCCTTTAGCGTTCAACCAACTATTGCTAGTGGGATCACTGTCACGGTTCCTTCTGGTGCTGTTTGGGCTATTATCTAAGTCATGGCTACTAAAATCACAGGCACAAATACTG